AACTTGACCTTGGTTCCCGATACAACCGCGGCCTTGGTTGCCGGTATCGGTGACGCCAATACCCAATGCGCCGCGTTTTCCGTTGGGATTCCGTTGTTTCAAATCCTTGCGGGGCCGGGCAACGGGAACCTTTACTTGTTTGCCAAAGTGGACAACGCAACCACGGCCCCATCCTTTGCTCAATCCTGTATTACCTGGCGGGAGTAGGGCCCATGGGAATCGTTCCTTGCTTTGACCCCACAACAGGCGCGTCCGGCGGCCCATCCGCGGGCGGCGGTTCACCGGAACTGTTGACCGTGTTGGAAGTTGATTGGCCCGCCCTTTGGGTTGCCAACGGGTCCACCAATGTTGACCTTTCCGCCGCGGGGACGTATTCGTTGGGCGGTACGTCCTTTGTCGTGGACCAAAACCATTCCGGAATGACGGCAACCTTGAAGTCCACGGGGTTGCATTTGGAATCCATCCCCGGTTCCAATGCGGATTGGATGATTAGCCTTGACGAAAACAAGGCCACGGAAATTGCCAACTATGTTGTCTTGACGTGCGACATTAGCGCAACGGTATCCACGAACACTTCCACGCCCAATAGCGCCGGACTGTATGCCGTTGGCTATACCCGAGCGCCCACGTGGGGAAACAACCCCGGAAACACCGCGATTGGCGCGGGCTTGAAAGTTCGCAACGCCAACTTCTATGACCGGACCGGGGTTGTTCGAAACACAACCTATTTTGAATCATCCAACGGCCTTGCCAAAGTGGTTCCGTCCACCTTCCATCATCGGGCGTTTTTCACCGGGACCACGTATGCGGGCGGCGTTCACACTTCCGCGTTTACGCAATCGGAGCTGGCGCCCGCGGGGGCGCTGTACCCCGTGAACTGTTTTGAAGTCAACAACCCCAACCTTCCGCACCAACACGATTACCGCACCAACGCGTATCCGGCGGTGTGGATTGTGGGCGGCGCCAATACAGGTTGGGACGTGATGATTACCAAAACCACTTGGACCGCCTGGCCTACGCCCACGTCATAGGAAGACCCATGGATACAATGCGCTTTGATAACGTGGAAACCGGCGGTTTCGGTTGGCGCGTTACCGGGGAAGTGGAGCCGGATACCGTGTTGACCCAAGAGGTTGACGGGTACCAAATCATCATCACGTGCCGCCCGTCAAGCGTGGTGGACCCTATCGTTGCGGCCTATGACCCGGAATCGGCGTCAAGTCCAAGCGCCGCGGATTCCCGAACGATTGCACGCCCAATCATCGCCCATCTTGCCGGGGACGAAAATGGATGATTTGACCCTGTTGCAGTTGGCGACCGGTCCCACGTCTTCCCTGATTCTCCTCTTGGGCCTTACGGGCGGCGTTTGGCGGCTGACCACCAACACGATTATCCCCGCGGCTTCCCGTTGGATCGATGTCCACCTTGCCAATACGGAAGCCCTGATTGAATCCCACAACCGGGACCGGGAAGCGTGGTTGGAATCTATGACCGCTTGCCGGGAACAAGGGGACCGCATTGAACGCAAGGTGGGCGGCCTTTACGGGCGCGTGGACGCCTTGATTCAGGGGCAACGGTAGTGGCTAAGGTACGCCGCATCCGCAAAGGGGAACCGGGGTACGGGCGCAAGAAGTTCGTTGCGACCGGCAACCATGATGGAAAGCCGTACACGGTCCGCTTTGGTGACCCCAACATGGAAATCAAACGGGATTCCCCCAAGCGGCGCAAGGCGTTCCGGGACCGCCATGGTTGCGACAACCCCGGACCACCAAACAAGGCGAAATATCATTCCTGCAAACTATGGTCTTCCAAGCCCGTTTCAAAGCAGGTCAAGTAATGGCGGACGATAGTTGTACAAAGGAAGTGAAGGCTACCGGGATTGCGTGGCCCTCCGCACGCGCTTCACAACAGTTGGCCAAATGCCGCAAGCGCAAGGGCAAGGTCCGCAAGGGCAAGGAAGGAAAATCCTTGCGCCGTTGGGCCGCTGAAAAGTGGAAGGACGTGAAGACCGGAAAGCCTTGCGGAGCTGGCGGGGACACTGAGTATTGCCGCCCGTCCAAGGTTGTTTCCAAGTCCAAGACGCCCAAAACGCGGGTTTCCAAGCAAGACAAACAAGAGGCGTTGTTCAAAAAACGCGCCGGGATGCGCGCGCCCACGCAACGCCGCCCGAAACGGTGACGCGCCGTTCATGGCAAATAGACTATTCCTGTTGGGAATGCGGCGCCTGTTGCCGCGCTATTGCGTGCCCCTTCCTTGAGGACAACCGTTGTTCCATCTATGCAAACCGCCCGGATATTTGCCGCGTGGGGTATTCTTACAACCCGGCGGAAATGTCCGTTGCGGAGTACCTGGCGCTAACGCTTGAAGCCTGCAAAACCTTGGAAGCAAACTATGCCGCTGAAAACCGGATACGGAAAGAAGACCGTTTCAAGCAACATCCGCAAGGAAATGAAGGCGGGCAAATCCCAACGCCAGGCGGTCGCAATCGCCATGTCCAAGGCCGCGAAAAGTAAACCCAAAGGGAAAAAATGACTTCCGGGTATCGTTTCAGCTCCCGCTCTTGGGAACGCCTGAAAACATGTCACGCGGACTTGGTACTGTTGATGAAGACAGCCTTGGAAGACCCAGACTGTCCGTGTGACTTCACAGTCACGGAAGGACACCGCACGGAAGCAAGGCAAAACGAACTTCAAGCGCAAGGGTATTCCCGGTTGAAGTGGCCAAACAGTCGCCACAACACAAACCCTTCATTGGCCGTGGACGTGTCCCCGTACATTGACGGCGCAATATCGTGGGTCCTTGCGGACTATGAACCGTTGGGCGCGCATATCCGTTCCACGTGGAACCGTTTGGAGCTGGAAGGGCGGTTGTCGGGCCTACACAATCTCACGTGGGGACGGGAATGGAAGACGTTGGTGGACGCGCCGCATTGGCAATTGGACTTGAAATGATTGGCGCGTTGGTTGTTGGCGGCGTGTTGGTGTTCCTGGCGGGCGGCGTTGCCGGTTTCACGCTTTCCCGTGACCGGACGCAAGATGTCCTTGCGGAACAAACCCTGTTGATTGCGGAGTTGCAGGAAGGTCAACGCGCCATGATTGAAGCCGCCGGGAAGCCCGTGGTGATTGACGCGGAAGTCCGGGCGGCGTTGGCTTCCGTGCCGCCCGCTTGCGTCAAGGGCCTTGGGGGGGACCCTATGACCGCCCAATGCCTACTTCAAACATGTTGGGCCTTTGGGCAATCATCCGCCCAAAGACCCGATTGTGACGCGGCGGAAGCCGCGGCGGTTGCCGTACTCAATCAGAACGGCAAGTCATCCAAGGATACTTCCGAATAGCGGCGGTCCGCGCTTGGGATGCGGTCCGCGTTGCTATCGGTTGCCGGGGAGCTGGAATCCTTTGCGCCCACAAAATCCCAAGAATGGGCCTTCACAGTAGCCGTCCAACCTTCCCCGGAACCGTCCTTGCGTTGCCACGTTTCCACGGCAACTTCCCCGGTGACGGAAACCCACTTGCCTTTGGAAAGGTGTTTCCCGGCGGTTTCCGCCCGTTTGCCAAACACGGTGACGCGGTACCACGTGGTCACCTTCCGTTCGCCCCAACCGGTGTCAACGGGGACCTTGAAGTTGCAGACGGTATCCCCGCCGCGGGTTTGGCGGACTTCCGGGTCAAAGGCAAGGCGTCCGGTCAAAACAATAGTTGCAGGCATATCAAACCCCCATTTCCGGGTATTGTGAAACCAACCACGCGGGCGGCGTGATGGTCTGTTCAAGGCCGCGTCCGGGCCAAACTTGTTCCGTCTCACACTTGCGGAGCAAACGCAACAGGCGGTCCCGTTCAATCTCCGCAAGTTCCAAGGACATTTCATCCCAACGGAAAAGCGTGACATCATGCGGCGCGTTTTGCTCCGCAATCAAGAGATACGCTTCCCGCGTGTTGGGCTCGCCATAGACCCCGGCAAGGCCCGCCAGGTAGTGAGCCGTCTGCAAATGCCATCCGCCCGCAAACGCGGCGCGGGTAACCGTGTGCGCGTCCGTGGTCGTAAACGTCTTCAAGTCAACCAAAACATGATGGTTGCCGTCAATGACCGCAAGGTCCGGTTTGGCTTTCATCGCGTACTTATGGATGGACGTGCCTTCATTCCAGAACAACGGCTCTTCCGCTTTGCACCCCGGATGTTCAAGCCAACCGGCAACGGTCGGGTGCGCGATGATTGCGGAAGCCGCCGCAAGTCCTTGTTCATGTTCCGCGGGCGTAATGACTTCCCGTCCCGCGGCGGTTTCCAAGGCTTCCTTGTATGCCTTGGTACGCTTGTCCTTGCGGCCTTCCCAAACCATGTACCGTTCATCAAACGTGAACGGTTCAAAGGTCAGCGTGTGAATCAAGCGGCCCATCATCCACGCCGCGGAATCCTTGCGCGGCGCGTGAAGTTCGTGTTGGTAGTGCAACGGAGACTTCCGCAGATGTTTGATGGTTGAATAGTTCAACCCGTCCGCGGCCCGGTATTGTGAATCATCCATGATTGGTTCCTGGGGTCAATGGGCGTTCAAAGGGTAGAACATGCGCGCAAACAACGCCCAACGCTTGCCACGCATGTGAAGACACCCCGTACAACGGTCCGGGGTTTTGTTTTGTGCCAATGGCGGTTTTGCGGTCCCCGCCGTGGACTTCAATGCAAGCCGTCCGAACCAAGGAATCCTTGTTGCCCTTCCGGCTACAGTTCAAGGCTTGCAGGACTTCACGCCGATAGTACCCGCACCAATGAAGAGACCGGGAATCGCAAATTTCCATGATGCGCCCAACCACTTCCGTGGTCTTGACCACTTGGGTTGAAGGCGGACCGGCTTGCGTGCATTCCACAACCACTTCCACAAAAAACCCGTTGCGGAGCTGGCGGAAGTAATCGTCAAGCAACCGGCGGACTTGCGCCAGGTTGGCGGCCTTGTACGCTTCCACCACGCGGCCCGGTCCGGGTCCATGCGGCAAGCGGTAGACCACCAACCCGGACGTTTGCGGCCCGGGGTCAATGCCAATGACGAAATGGTCCTTCATTGTGCGTCTTCCCCGTCCCCTTCATCGGGTCCGGCGTTGCGCCTGGCTTCCAACCACGCGTGGATTTTCTCCGCGCCGCGGTTGTCCAACCATCCCAACAGTTGGCTTTGACGGGTAGCGTTCAACGCGGAAGGGTCCGGTTGTTCATGCGCCGCGCACCAATCTTCCAAGTCCGCAAGGGTCAAGTTTTTGCGGGTCAACCAATACGCAAGTTCCTTTGGACCCAACCGTTTCGGACGTTGCGGGACAATGGACTTGCGTGCCGGGGTACGCGGCGGGGAGCTGGCGGCGTTGCCATCATCATCTTCCGTGGGAAGTCCCGCGATCGATTGCAGGGAGTACCGCCGCAAATAGGTGATTGCGGAACCAACCGCTTGCACGTCCTTCCGTCCGCCCAACGGCGCGGCAACCGTGGAAGACATCCATTGGCCGGAACTATGCCCAACCACGGTTTCCAAGGTGACAAGGCCGTCCGTGAATCCCGGATGTTGTGTCACGGAAAGCCCGTGGTCCGTGAACGCGTCCAACACGGCTTGCAGGACCGCGGATACGGTTGCGTACTTGGAACGGAAGTGTGGGTTGCGCGCGTCCTTCAACGCGGGCGCCATGGTTTTTTGCGCGCCGGACAACGCCTTGAACAAGGCTTCCCGTTGGTCTGAAAATCGGACTTCCATTGTCATTCTCCTGGAGTTTGCACGCGTTGAACGTGCGGATGGTTTTGGTTGAAGTGGGCGTGAATCGCCCCCAAGCCGTTTGAATCCCCGCGGCAAGGTCCAACCTTTTCATAGTACGTGGTCCCGTTGGTTCTAAACCGTTCAAAGCCCACGCGGAGTAGCGCCGCGGACAACGAAAGTCCGCGCCGTTGGGGGTTGATATGGTCATCAATCGCGGCGGCGAATTGCGATACCGTGAAGCGGTTGCGCGGTCCCCCGTCGTTGTTTTGGAAGGCCGTGGTTGCACATTCCGTATACCAATCGACATACCGGAAGGCGTCATTGTTTTTGTCCCGCAAACGCTCTTCAACAGGCGTCAACCACCATTGTTCCCCGGCGGCCCAACGGGCAACGCTTTCCGCGTACAACTGTTCCCGGTTGGTTCGTAGCCAATCCAAGTCCGCCTTGCGGCCTTTAGGGACGGCAACAACCCAATACCTACGGTCCCCCGTTGTGTCCCTTAGCAAATTGCGTTCATTTGATGTCATAGAAATGACGGTGTGACGCTTAAACGTGCGGACCTTGCGCCCAAAGGGCGGGCGGATGCGGTCCGTTTGGGATGAAAGGAACGCTTTGCGGAGTTCCTTGTCCCCCGTACTGTTGGACGACATTTCCGCATCTTCATATATCCACGCCATATACAGCTGAAGATAAGCGTCCTTATCCTTCATGTTGAAGCGGGTATCACTAAACAGACAACCAACCGTGGGGACTGTTGCCCATTCACGGAAAAGGGTACTTTTCCCAAACGCTTGCGGTCCCGTTAGGACAAGGCACGTGTCCAACTTGCATCCGGGGTCCATGGCGCGTGCCGCCAGGCCGATACACCAACGCAAGGAAAACGCGCGGTATACGTCCCGGTCTTCAACCCCGCACGTGTCCGCCAACCAACGGTGACACCGGGGTACTCCGTCCCACTTCAAGGTGCGTAGATAGTCCTGCAACGGGTTCCGTGTCCTTTCCCGGCATACTTGTTCCATGGTCGACCAAATCAGTTCCCGACCGGGCCGCCAGCTCCACCCGTACGCGGTGTCCATATGTTGAAGGACTTGGACCCACGCAACGTCTTGAAGGGGTTGGTCCCCGTCCATTTCCACGCCGCGGAAGGAATCAAACCATAGGTCCCAAGTGTCATCATCAACCAACATGGTCCGCAAGTTGGAAGGACTGTTCAAGGGTCCGCCGGGCCTTCCATTCTTTCCGGGTCCTTGGACCAAATCGGCAAGGCCGGACCGGGAAGTCCCTTTGTAAGTGTTCCAATACGTACACGATTGCGGCCCGGAAAAGTACCGGGCACGCCCGTCCGGTTCCTTGCAGAAAAACCCGGAACCAATCGTGGACCCGCCAAAGGGACAAACCACTTTGGTCCGCTCCCCCGGTGAAAGGGCGTTGGCTACCGTTTGCCAAACACGCCCGTCCGCCAGGCGCATAGCGCGGAAGTCAACTTCCACCGTGGTTGCCGTTTGCGGGCGCTTGGGTTTGGGCACGGCGGGCGGGATACTCCCGTCCGGAAGGACACCGGGCCGCAAGTACGCTTCCCGCAAGGCCGCAAGGGTTTCCCGGTCCAACACGGTTGGCGCGGCGGTAATGACCGTCACGTCCCGCGGGTTGCCCGGCGCTTTGGTGTTCTGGCTTCCGGGCATACGCGCCAGGCGCGCCCCAACATCATGCGTTGCGTCAAAGGCGGAAGGGATGTCCAAGGCCGGTTGGAAGGTCCGCCCCACTTCAAAGGCAAGGCGGTTGGCTTCATCTATGACCGCCGCGGCAATCTGTTGAAGCGCAACCACTTCCCCGGACATGTCTTCCGAAACCGCGTAGTGGACATGGAAGCCCCAACCGGAATCGATCAACAGGGTTGGCGGTTCACCAATGGCGCGGGCAACGCACGATACTATTTCGTCGCACAATAGCGCGCGGAGCTGGCTTACCACGTCCGGGTCTTCCGCATACAAGCGGGCCTTCCGTTCCGCGGCGCGGGCTTCAAGGACTTGTCCTTGGGCTTCCCGTGCCGCGTCAAACAACGGGAGCAAATCACAATCAAAAAACAAGGACGTGACGGCCTTGCAGTTTTGCACGGTCCGCCCGCGTCCGTGACGGTCAACCCGCTTGGACGGGAAGTACCCCGTGGAAATGTATTCCCCGCCCTTCAAGGATTGCCGGACGTATGTGTGACCCGCGGGCGGCGTGGGCCAGACCCGTTTGATATTCGCGTCCATGGGCCGTTCCTACGGTTTGGGGAGTAGTGACGCCCACGCTTCCGACTTCAAGCGGCGGGCAAGGTCCGCTTGCGTTTGCGGGCGCAAGACGGTTTCCACATACTCGGGTACCGACAAACCCGCGGCCGCGGCGGACATTTTCAGTTCCCGTTCATGTTCAATAGAAAGTTCCACGCGGTATTTTTTCAACTTCATCATGTTGTCCTGTTGAATTCTTCAAGGAGCTGGCGGCGTTCATCGGGCGACAAGGCCGCGTCCGCCTGGCGGAAGACTTTGGGTTCCGTGTACCGGACGCCCACGCGCCCGCGACAACGCAACCAAAGGAAGGACCCGTTGGGCCGTCGGAAGCGTGCCCAACCGGCAAGCGGCGGGCCTTCCATGCGCATTGTAGACGCGTGGACGCGCCCAATGGCATTGACCAACCGGCGGGACACGCGGGTCCGTGTGATGCGGACCATTAGAAAATCACCACGCGCACCACTTTCCAACCGTTTTTCAGCTTCCAAGAGTAGTGGATGCGGGTTGCCGTGGATGCGGATTCCACGCGCAAGTTCCTGCAAAGCCGTTCCGGTTCAATGAACCGGACGCTTCCGTGCAACTGAATGGTCCGGGCGTCCGGATGCAGGTGGTGGAAAGAGATTGCCGCGTAATGGGGATGTTCCCCGTCAATAAACGGGCCGCGTGCCGTAATGGTCACGGTCCATTCCGCAATCCCGTCCATGCGGTCTTCCACGCTTTCACACCACGCAATCAAGTCCGCTTCCGTCAATCGGTCAAAGTCTTCCATGTTTCCCCCTTCAAATGGCCATGAAGGCATACAGGACCGCGAAAATCGCAAACGCCCCAACCGCATCTTCAAGCCAGGTGGGGACACCGGGAAGTCCGGGGACATCCGGGACCGTGGGCGGTTGTGGGACAGTTTGTGGGACATTGTGGGACACTTCATCTTCCCGCGGGTCCAAGTAGTGATTGCCGTATTCCATGTTTTCTCCTGAGGTCCGCCGGGGATGTCCGGGGACGTGGCAAGGGTATCATGTTCCAGAATGGAAATACCGCAAAATGGAGAAAAGACGGAAGATTTTGGGGGGTATTTGGTGAGGAAGCCCCTCCCCACGGGGTTTTGGTACACAGTGCAGGGTAGCGGGGTTGGCATGTCAACCCTGCACTGACTTGAAGCCGCTATTGGTGAACCCTTTGGGGTAGACAGTGCAGGGTAGTGCAGGGTTTTCCCTATAGAGCGGTTGTTGTTCATCTATATAGTTTCGGAGCCAAAAACCCTGCACTACCCTGCACTAATCGTTGAAAACCACCATGAATAGGGCGTTCAATCAGTGCAGGGTTGACGCGTAAACCCTGCACTGTACCGGAAAGCGTCCTTGTATGCTATGTTTTCACCAAAGGAGTCTTCACCATGGACCACCCTTCCGAAACCTTGCCGGGAAAGGTTCTTTCCCCGGAACAGATTGACCGCGCGCTTGCGGAGCTGGCGCCGGATGCGCTCGCTTGCGTGGAACGCGCCTTGCGTGGAACACAAAAACCAAACCGCATCCAAATCGATACGGCCTTCAAGGTCCTTGACCTGGCGCGGGAGTACACAGTCCCAGAAATGGACGCGCCGGAAGTTGCGGAGCTGCGCAACGTGTTGACGTTGGTTGGGCGTTGAACGTGTTGCCATTCATTCCGGGCCGCGTGCCGCCGGGGATGCAACTGCAAGTGGGCGGGATGCTGGCGGACCTCTCCGCCTTTTCCCAACTTCACCGGGTACAGGACAAGGATTCCAAGCGGCCCGTTCCGTTTGTCCCGTCCCCTATGCAAACCAAAATCTTCCAAGCGGTAGCCGCTGGACATAAGCGCATATTGGTGTTTAAGGCGCGCCAGGTATACGCCACAACCGGATGCAAAATGGTCCTTCATCATATGGCGTACACAACGCCACATGAAGCGATGTTTGCGGTTGTATCTATGCGGGACGATAGCGCAACGGCCCTATTGGATGATGCGCGCCGTTGGCTTGAAGACCCGCCCGCCTTGCTTCAACGGCCTATCCGAACCAAGGCCCGGTCCCGCATCCAATACGACGATACCGGGGCAAGCCTTCAAGCCTTCACGTCCCGGTCTTCCACGGGCTTGCGTTCCTTCACGCCCGCGGCGGCGGTCCTATCGGAAGCGGCGTTTGCCCCGGACTTGGAAGAGACGCTTGCGCAGCTGGACGCGGCGGTCGGGGATGGTCTGTTGATTCTGGAATCCACGGCAAACAACCCCGCGGACTTCTTTTCCCAAATGGTCAAAGCCGCGCCGGAAAGCGGTTGGCATTTGATAACTATGTATTGGTGGGAACATCCGGCCTATTGTGACCCGCCCGAAATGGTCCCCGCGGACTTTATGGGGACGTTGACCGACTATGAAAAGGACATCCAACGGGAGTACAGCCTAAGCCCCGGACAACTGCATTGGCGCCGCCGGACGGAAGCCCGGATTGGTTCCACGTACAAGTTCCGGCGGGAATACCCGGCCTGCATGGATGATGCGTTCATTGACCGGGAAGGCGGGTACTTTGAAGAGGCTTTGATAGGGGACATTCACGTGGTGGAACACGCCCTTCACGGCAACGCCCATGGGCGGGAGATAGAGCCGCCACACAATCACGATCGATACGTAATGGGCGTAGATATAGGGGGCGGCGTTGGCGGGGATTATTCCGCGCTTTGCGTGGTATCCGTATCCACGCGCCAGGTGGTATACGCGGAACGAAACAACAGGGTCACCCCGGCGGCGTGGGCGCATAGGACAATCCAAGTGGCTTCCCGATACAATCAGGCGTTGGTCCTGGCGGAATCGAACAACCACGGACACGCGTTCCTATTGGAAATGGACACGTGCGGGTATCGCCAACAGTGGCGCAACCCGCGGACCGGGAAGCCTTGGACAACCACGCTTCAAAGCAAGTTGGACGCGTTCGATACCTTGCGGGAATCCTTGAAGTTGGTGTCCATTCTGGACCGCCCAACGTGGTTGGAACTACGGTCCTTGACCATCCCGCCGGGGAAAGTTGCCCCGGAAGCGCCGAAAGGGGCATATGATGATGCGGCGGTTGCATGCGCGTTGGCGTTCCGTTGTTTGCGGGATGTTCCGGGGAGCTGGCGGACGCAAGCGTTACAATCAAACCGGACACGGATCGATGATTTGATTACCAAGGCGCGTGCCCGTCGCATACGCTCTTCCCGCCTTCCGTTTTAGGGGCTTGCATGTTGGAACCCTCGGACATCCAAACCATTGTCACCCAACATGATGCGTATTGGGACCAACGGCGCGACCGTCTACAGGAATACAGGCGGCTGTATATGACGCGTTTTTGGACCGCGGACCGGTATAGCAGAATGGACGGGGTACAGCGGACGGAAGTTCCCAAAGCGTATGCCGTGGTGGAATCGTACCTTGGTTCCTTGTACGCAAAAAACCCCGCGGTGCGCGTGGAAGCGGACTTGCGGGACCGGGGCAACCCGGAAGTTGCGCAAGCTACCGCCAATCAGTATCTATTGACCATCCGGGAACAGTTGGAAGACGCAACCCGCCTGGCGCTGATATACCCGGCGGCCTTTGTCAAACTTGCCCCGGTCGAAAATGTGGACCCGTTGAAGCGGGTTTCATGCGCCGCGCTTCCGCCGTGGGAAGTCATTGTGGACGCAACCGCATGTTCATGGGACCAACAAAGGCACGTGGGACACGTGTACCTAATGCCGTTGGCGGAAGCCGGGGAGCGGTACGGAAAGGAGCTGGAAGCGTTCCGTTCCCGTGAGTACGTGAAATGGATTGAATCCACGGGCGTTGCGGGAAAAGACATCATGGTTGGCGTCAACCCCGGTCAAAGCGGTGTTTCCGATACGGACAAATGGGTTCGTATTGTGGAAATGTATGACCTGTTGGAAGACCGCCTATTGGTATGGTCCCCGGACTTTGACAACGGGCAATCCTTCCTGTTTGAAGGCGTCCGGGTTCAAGTGGGCGCGTTGGATGCGGAAGCGGACGCGGAAGCGCCAACCCCGGAAAGCGAACTTCAACACGAAACAACCGGCATTCCGTACAAGTCTGCAAGCGGGCGTCCGGTTGTCCCAATCGTTCCGTTGTACTTTTCAAGGGACCCGGACACGCCCTTGCGCGGGTACAGTTTGCTTTCCCGCTCCCGTGACCAGTTCACGGAAATGAACCTGTTGCGGACGTACCAGGCGCAAGGCGTCCGCCGCATGGCGCGTCAATGGATGGTCCGGGCGGGCTTCCTTGCGGAAGACGCTTGCGCGAAAATCTCCCAAGGCATTGACGGCGAATTTGTGGAAGTAGACCTTCCGCCAGGAACACCGCTTGAAGGGAACATCCTTGCGGTACCGCAATCCCCAATCCCCGCGGACATCACGTTGTACGCCCAAACGGTTGACACGGACATCCGGGACGCGGGACTGTTGGCGCCATTCACGCGCGGTGAAGTGACCAAATCCACGGCAACGGAACAAAACCTGTTGGCCGCGTACACGTCTTCCGAACTTGGACGCATGGCACGCATCCGGGACGCGGTCATTACGTCCCTTGCTATGACATACAACGTGATGTTGTCCGTTGTCCTTGGGGATGATGCGGAACCGCTTGCGCTCCCCAATCCGGTTGGACCAACCATCCTTTCCGCGGACGATTTGACCGGGGACTTTGGGTATTGGGCCGTGGATGCGGGTACAACGCCAATGTCCGATTTGGCGAAACAACAGTCCTTGGAGCGGCTTGCGCCTATCCTTGTCCAGTTGGGCGCGGACCCGCGGCAAATCCTTGACGAAATGGTCCGCGTGTTTCAGCTCCCGGAAAACCTTGCGCAACCGCCGGAACCGGAACCGGAACCGCCAGGCGCGCCAGCTCCCCAAACGCCGGAAGGCTTGCCGCCGGAAGGTCCCCCAATCCCAATGATGGAAGGATGAACCATGCCTCTTGAATACGGCGCAACAGTCCCAACCGGTGACATCCCCGCGGACTTGCTTGCCGCGGCGGAAGAGTCTGAAGCTATGGTGGAAGACAGCCTTGCGGAAATGATGGAACCCTTTGACCGTCCGGTTTCCCCCAAGGTCATGAACGCCCTTGCCAAAGCCCTTGCCGCGGGCGCAAAGGTCATGGGCTTTGAAGTGGTCCCGGACCGCTATACGGAAGCCGTCACCGAACTTGAACCGGCGGCGGTCCGCCTGTTGGGGATGATTGCCGCCGCGGCGGAAGACTTTGGGAAGCCCTTTCCCGTGGATGTTGGGGACATCCGGACGGAACAGGACTTGACCGCGATTACCGCGGCAATCATTGAACTCGCCAAAAACAAGGATTTTGCGGACTTCCTTGAAATCCCTTCCGATGATGCGGAACCGGAAGCCAATGTTGCCATTGGCATTGAAGTTTCCGAACCTGGCGGGGAAGATGAAATGGAAGACTTTGACTTTGCATCCCGGATGCGTCCCCGCCGGTAGGAACGCCAATGCCGTTCACAACCTTGCGCGCCCGTTTGGCCAAAGCCTTTGGTTTTAGTGGGCGCCCCCGTACCGTGATTCCCCGTTCACGCCGCGCCCAATACGTTGCGCGGTTTGGCGGGGACCCTTTGCGGGAGCTGGAACGCGCGATTGAAAACAAACAGCCGGTTTCGTTTTTCTATAATGACAAGTGGCAACCGGAAGGCGTCCAAGGCAAATACGGTCAACGCGTGGGCAATCCCCACGCGGTTTGGAAAGGCGCCAACGGGACCACGTACTTGCATCTTTACGTGGACCCGCAATCCGCATCCGCAACGGGGGACCTTCCCGGTTGGCGGACGTTCATTGTGGGCCGTATTCAAAACGTGTCCGTCCTTGAACTGGGGACGCGCCTATTTGGTAAACCAATCCAGTTCGTAACCGCGCCGGGTTGGAATCCCGCTTGGTATCGCCAGGTGGGACAACCCATTTACCTAATCCAATGACAAGGAAGTCCCCGTGACCACTCCGGAATCATCGCTTCACACGCCCGCCAACAGTCCCCCCCAACATCAAACAACCGCGGAAGTGGTACTTGCGGAAGCGCAAGCGGCCCACGCGCCCGCGGCGGAAGCCCCGGAAGCCCCGGAAGCAAGCGTGGAACCTTCCATGTTGGAAGCGATGGAAGATGAAGGGGAAGTGGTTGAATACGAAACCACGGACAAGAACGGAAACAAGCGGACCCGTAAACTTTCGTGGGAAGACGCAATCAAGCGGGCGGACCCTGAGATTGCCGCGCTTATGCGGGGAATGCAGCGCGACTATACAAAAAAACGGCAAGCGGACGCGGACAAACACCGGGAATGGATGCGGGAGCGTGAAGTCTTGTCCCGCGCCGCGGACCGCCTTGCGGAGCTGGAAGCCAAACGGGAACAAATGGAATGGGACCCGTTCAACCCGGACGCGGTGAACAACATTATTGAATCGATGGTTGCGCAACGGCTTCAAGACGTCCTTGAACCAATGCAACAGGAATATCAAACCATCCAAGCGGAAGATTCATACAAAGCCTTCCTTTCCGCCAACCCGGATTTTGAAACGGACATTGGCTTGCGGTCGGAAGTCCAACATTTGCTTGAAGGCAACCCCGCCTTGGACTTGGAAACGGCATACGCCGCCGCAAAGGGGAAACAGCTTATGGCGGAAGCAAAGTCCGCCAAAGCGCAAAGGGCCGCGGACCGCAAGGCCCGCAAGGAAGCAGCACTAACGGCTACCGCTCCCGCCAGGCGCCAAACCAACCGGAACCTTCCGGGCCGCGCCAACATGCGCCGTATGTCCAACGCGGATATTTTGGAAATGGCCAAAGCCGCGCACCGGAACCGTTAGTTGGACATAACCAACGCGCCGTGGTAGCCTTCCAACATGCGTGGGCTACCCGTTTTCGGAGCCAACGGAACCAAGGAACCCGCAAGGGCACGCCTAAACCGTAGCAAATACCCAAAACATCCCACTTGGACGTATCGACATGCCCCCAAGTTCCGTTCTTTCAACCACGCTCCAGCTCCTGCGGGACAAGTTGGTTGACAACAGTTTCCTTGCGCATCCGCTGATTCAGGCAATCTCCGAACACGGCAATCTTGTCAAAGTTTCGGGCGGTTCCCGCGTTGAACAGCCGGTCATTTTCGGGGAACACAGTTCCATTTCCGAACTGAATAGCGGTTTTGAACCCGTCAACATGGCGGTCACGGACCCTTTCCACACTGGCAAGTTTGAGTATTCGAATTTCACCGCCCCTGTTGTTCTTTCCGCCGTGGAAAAGGCCGCAAATAAAGGTGACCTTGCTGTGGTGAACATCTTGGAATCCAAGATGAAAAACACGCTCCTGGCGATGAAAAAGGAAGTGTGCAAGCAAATCATCCGCGGTGACGCCGCAAAGGTCACCACGCTTGAAACCTTGAACGGAAGCGGCATTTCCGCGGGCGGCGTGGACATCACGGCCCCAACCACCACCGGTTGGCTTGAAGCCCGCGCGCGTGCAAGCCAGGCAAACACCGTGGGCGGCCTTTCCAAGACCACCTTCCAGAGCCAAAACTGGTTCAATCAGTTTGTGGACGCGGGCGGTACCCTTTCGCTTGCCAATCTGGACGAACTGTTCATTCAGTCCCAGATTTTCAACCCTTCCGGTTCCACCCCGGACATCATGCTGATGTCCCCTTCCTGTTACGCGGCGTTCCTTGCGCTCATGGACGCCCGTATCCAGTACATTTCGGTTGGGGACCGGGACGGACTGAATCAGGAAATGGTCCCGACGTACCGCGGCGCCCGCATCTATGTGG